ATCGGTTTCACCAAACTGTTCCGCGTTGATCTCTTCATCGACGCGTTGTTCTTGGGATTGGTTTAGCTGCTCGCGGGCCTTGGAGAATATTCCGCTTGCCTCTCTCGCAGCGCCGCCAAGAGCTCCACCTGCCGCACCTGCCGCCTTACCGCCTAGGAAGCCAGCAAACGCCGCTTCTGCCAGCCGAAGCTGCGCTTCTTCAGCAGTGAAATTATCATCGAGATCAAAGCGATTAGCTACGCTAATACCTTCTTGCACAAATTCAGTTGTGCCCTCGATTGCCCCACCCTTCAGAGCAGAGCCAGCAATGTCACTAGCGAGACGATTAAAGATGCCGCCTTCCTTGGCAGCGCGTTTACCGGCCACGTTCCCGACCAGCTTGAGCAAAGCGACTTCGCCCAAAACTCCAACGGCAGCTTGTGGCGCACCTAGCGCCGCTGCACGGAATGCCTGCATTGGATCTAGCTCCTTGCCGGAATCCAATGCTTCGGACAGGTTGCTGCCCGACAGGGGTGCGTATTCAGAAGCAAACGCTCCGCCGAGTGCTCCGCGCCGGAAGTACTTATACATTTCGTTTGCGAGCTGGCTCTCGTCGGGGGTTGCAACGCCCTTTGCGACTTTTGCAAAAGAGTCAGAAACAACGCGCTTGGCTGCGCTGCGACCTGTTTTTGACAAAACTCCTCGCCCTGCGACCGCAGCTATGCCACCGATACCCGCGCCTGCGATAGTAGAGATTGCGGAAGGTGTGATTTGACCCACAGCCTTGACAGACTGAGTGAGGAAGCCTGTAAGAGTCGGCTCGTTCAGGAACTCTTCGAAGGATTGAATACCCCCCATTAGATCGGCGGTGTATTCCTCGTTCTGACGAGCAATGGCTATATTATTGGCCGCGGCTTCATCTGCCCCAACGAGCGTCTGGGCGAGCGCCTGAAAATAGTCTATGTCAGTAGCAAGACCTTCGGCACCAGCTTGCACTGAGCGAGAAAAAACCTCTGTTAGAGGAATCGCTCGTTTCAGCCTGCCATTTTCAATGATCGGGTCATCTGCCACGATGCGTTATCCACCAGCACCCGCGGCCTTCTTCCGCGCCTGGACTTTTGCGATCACCGCGAGCTCCAACAACCTGTAGATATTTGGGTCTAGGTTTTCTATCACTGACGGCTCAACCATTTCGTCGAGGATTACGCCATCTGCATTTAAGTACTTGAAGCCGACTAGCTCACCTTCGCTATTGAACACGCCGTCGACGCGATCAAGGTTGAAGTCTGTCGTCGTAATGTTGCTGCCAGTTGCGTCCCCTCGGAAGAAGGACTGTAGCGTTTCAGAAACACCGCCTTCCTCTTGTGCGGCATACGCAGCGAGGATCTGGCTGGCTACGGGTTTGAGTGCTTCATAGGCGTAGGCAGCGTCATCCGGCTCCAGCGCTCCTGCCTCAACAAAGAACTCGGTGAGAGCGGGCATGAACTGCTCAATGCCCCGCGGGTCCAAGCTACCGTCTTCATTGCGGTAGTTATCCAAGTCTTGAACAAGAGTCGAACCAATTTCTGCCGCTGAAACTCTGTTCGCAGCGTCCTTATTTTTCATATCAAACAGCAAGCGGCTGAGCGTGGTGTTCGCATTCTGCTGTCGGATGCTTTGGTCCGTCGCCTCTTGGCGACTAAGGGATGCTGTTCCAGTCTCATAGATGTTGTTGATCTGGGCCACCATTGCTTGCTGAGTAGCCTTGTCGTCCTTGAATGCAGCAATCATGGCGACGCGAGCCATGGCACGATCTTTATCACTTTCAAGGTTTCTGAGATCCGCAACCGTCTCAACACCTGCGGCCTGTAAGTCAGCGGCAACTTGCCGCTGCACCTCGGGCGAGACCTCTACTTCACCGCTGTCGATTTTCTTAACCACATCTTCAGCGGGCAGGTCCGCGGTGTCCGCCACAGCCTTATCAACTACTTCCTGTTGCTCTGGAGTTTCCATCGCGAAGACGCTTGTCTCCTTAGCCCCTAGCTCTTTTTCCAACCGGGCCACTTCGCTCTCAGCTGCAGTACGTTGGCTCCTCGCCATATTGCTGTTTCCGCCCTTTTCGTTAAGGCGGTCCCTTTTCGCCCTCGCTCGTTCAAGCTCACCTTCCTTCGCCTTACGCCTAGCGGGAGTCATTTCGGGCGCTTCTCCCTCCCCCCGCTCTCTAGCGGCTCTGGCAATGCCAGAGTTGTTTTCAGAGGGCTCTCTTGGCGTTTCGGGTGGGGCTACTCGGTCCAAAAACTCTTGCTGTTCAGCAGGGTCCTCAATGTTTGCGAGACCTGCGTACACGCCTCTGTTAAATGCCACGGCTTGCTGCGCAGGCATTGAGGCGGCTAACGCGTCTGTATTGCTGTAGTCCACTTCCACCTTATCCCTTGCTGCTCGGGCTTTAGCGGAATCGAAAACAGTCTGAATACCAGCCGACCGTCCGTAGGCTCTGTTAGCGATGTTGACAAAATCCTCAAGCGTTTTAAATGAAGCGACAGGAGAATCGGGATCGCTGCTGCCATCCAGCGTAATCACGCCAAATGACCCATCCTCATTAGAAGTCTGAATCACCCATTCGTCGCTTGGCCCTTTCACAAACCGGATATCCTTTACAGATGGGTCTATGAGCCCAGAAGTACGGGCCACGTTTTTCATCGCGTCGAGAGCAACAGAATCGTTAGCCTCTAGAAGCGCGGCGGCTCTTTTACCATCGATTTTATCTTTTGATTCAGTCAGCAGCCCAGCCCGGTCAAGCATTTGTGCGTTTTCATTGGCGGCAGCTACGTCTAGCCGCTCACGCTCTTGAGTAGCTAGACGTGCCCCCTGTTGTTCATTGAGAACAAGCTGTCGCTCTCTGCGATCAGCTTCCTTATGAGCGGCAACGGATGCTCCGGCTCCCGCCAGTCCCATTCCTAACCCTTGCAAAAGACTCATGACAGTTCCTTAAATGAAGGCCGCGAGGATCGCCGCTGCGCCTAGAGAGCCGAGCATGCTGTATGTTTGCGCCTTGTGTGCGGCTTTAGCTTGCGTGTGCGCGTTCTGGCGAGCGGTAGCATCTGCTGCTGCCGATCCCATTTGTTGCAGAGAGCTGCGGTTTACGCCTTGACCAATGTTGATGAGGTCAGCTAACACAGTCTGATTTGCGTCGCGCTGTGCTAACCGCGCGTCACTGACAGCCTGAATGCCGCCCAATGTATTGGACCGGCCCAAACTCCGCTGCATCTCTTGTTGCTGCGCTGGAGTCAACGCGGTCCCGTATCGACTAATGTTGCGCTGCGCGATGTCACTCGCCATTTGCTGTGCGCCTGCAACATCCTCGCGAGCCTGGTCGATGATGCTTGTGTCGTTTTGCGCCTGCGCGATCAGATCTTCTTCAAACTGGCCATAGTTGTTTACATAATCGAGGTATTGCTGACGGGTCATGTCAGCAAACTCTTTATCGGGATCGCTAACTGTCGGGATAGTGCCCGTCGTATAAGGATTGCCGCCGCCGGGGACATAGCCAGGTGGCACGCCCATGTTGCCGCGGGGGTTGTTCATGATGGTCATGTCTTTGGGGTCTTGCTTCATCACATCTGATTGAAGAGGAAGATCGCTCAGCGCCATTAGATACCCCCTTGATTCTGCATGTTGGTGAAGAATCTCTCAGTGAACCCACCCAGTTTTGAGTCGGCAAACCCTGGGTTAGCCTCCATATACTTGTTCACCCCTGCACCAATAGCGGCTCCGGCTATTTGCCCTGCCGCTTTGTACTTCGCTTGTGAAACCTGTTGATTGGCTCTTGCCTTGGTCAACGCCTCAGATGTAGCAAGACGCGACGCCTGGGCGAGACCAGTCTGTGCTTCTGCGGCCTGACCACGAGCAGTCCCCAGCACACCAGTCTTCATTCTGTTCTCGATGCCTTTCGCCTGTGCAGTCGCCTGACCGAGCTGACCTTGGATAGCAGCTGCTCGCTCACCCGCTGCGTTAACGCGAGAGGTCTCAGTAAAGCCCCCATCAGCGAGCGCTTGCTGCGTGTCAGCATTAGCTCGACCCCGTAGCGTAGTCTTGTAATCGTCAGTCATGGACTTATCACGCATCTGCTGCAGCAGGGGGTCATACAGCTGCTTAAAGCGCTCGTATTCCGCCTTCGCTACGCCTGCTGAAACCTTCTCGGCTTCTGAGGGCTTGGGTTTATCTGGGCTTTTACTCATCCCGAACGTCCTTTTTTAACGCCGTGAAATCTACTTCCCAACCGGCTTTCCCTACCAAGTACTTAACTACTGGCTGATGGGCGGTGCGAGTCTCTAAAAATGCAGCTTTAATATCCCTCGCAACCTGCTCAAAAAACCCCGTATGGCTTACCGCCTCAGAGCCGCCCCGCTTTTTTGCCCAAGCAAGCCAAAGGAAAAGCGACTTAGCCCCGCTAAACATATCCGTGGAAACAGTCGTCACCACAAACCCATCATCTGTAACCCAAAGATGTGCGTCCTCTGCTTTACACGCCGCATAAACGTCTTCGGGAATGACTTCCATGAACAAGTTGTCTTCGATAATTTCCTCAAGCGCGGGCCTAACCCAGCCCCAATGCTCTTTAATGTCTGCAAGAACTGGATCACTTAATTTCTCTTCCGTACTTATTTCGTTGCAGCTTGTATGAGCGATGGACGCCTCCATAATTCACCTTCCTGGCTATTGGCATATCTTCGTGACGCGCTCTGCGATCTGCCTCTTGAATGCTTTGCTGAAACAAGGTGCCGTACACCTGTGCAGCGCCGAAATCTGTCCACTCTTTGCTTGGTATGCGCAAGAGACGGAACAACGTGCCCTGGATGATTGCTTCGCGATAATCAGTCATGACATCGTCATCGCAGGCCGTTGAGGTGTAAGTAGGCTTGAGCTGCGCGCGCAGGATCACTGACTGAGACTTCGTCTCATTGGGGACCGGAACCAGCCAAAACGTCGATTGGTTTACCTTCACGAAGTAGTCTGGTTTACCTGCGCTATCACTATCGCGCCACTTAGGAACGCGCTGCTCCAGAAGCCCCGTGGAGATTGGCTCTAGGTCATGACCCTCGAACGTCAGCCACATAACCTTGTGGACTACGGCCCCGCTTGGCGGCTCTAAATCGTACTCGTAGATGTTTGCCACGGTCGTTACTGGGTCCAGCTCCTGCTGGTACACCGGAGCCTTCTCACACAGCTCGATGGCCGCTGCACGGATGTTGCTCTCGATGAGCGTATCCGGACAGCCAGAAACCATTGGGATGATCTCGGGGAGAAGCGCTTCGTACTTAGTAGCCATCGTTATGCTCCCGCCCTAGGGCTATCTGCGTTGGGTGAAGTCACCACATCGATCTGCCCTTTGCCCGTCACAGCCGACATAAACAGCTGGTAATGACCACCACCTCGCTGCTGATTACCCGCGTACTCGGCGTCTTTCATATAAGCCATGTACAGCACGTAGTTCATGACCGCTGTGGCATACACATCGGGCACTGCGAGGTTGTCACTCGTTCCAACTGTGGCTGGATTCGCGGAATACACGATCTCGATATATGCGTTGCCACTTACGCCGGGGTAGACGTAGAAGTTGCGTGGATCTTGCTCGTCATACATGAAGTGCTTAACTTCTGAACCGTGTTTTGCGTCGCCAGTAACAGCTGGGTCATGCCAGCTAGGAGTCTGTGCATCTAGGATCTCGCGAGATACGAGCCTTATGGAGCGGCCACCCGTGCCGCCTGATGCGGCAGACATGTTGCGGACGACCCGCAACAAGCGATTACCACTGCTGGGGATTGTCTGTTTAGTGCCAGTGGCGAGGGTAACGGTAGTGTTGGTAGCAGTGGCATCGGGCTTAATCAGCGCAATCTCACGCTGAGCATCGTTCACCCACAGTACCAGCTCTGCTTCCGGCCACCGAATATTAGAGGTGTCCTGCAGAACACTTTCTACTCTTGATATGACGCTGGCAACTGTAACTGACATATCTGCCCTTTAGTTTTAAGAGTTAAGCGCTTGCGCCCAAGCCTCTTCGCGTTCTGTGGTAGTTACTGAACGCCCTGCATACTTGTTTACGACGGTTGCCTTCGGCGTTCCGTCTGCTTTGAAATCATCGGGGTTCGCGCTGTCGATAATTTCATTCATAACTTCGACCAGCGGTTTCGGGTCCTCTACTTCTGGTGCTGCTACCTTCTTAGGGGAATCTGTAACAATGTCCGCTCCCATTACCAAAGCCGCTTTACCAATTTCCTCGCCTACTTCGCGAGGTACGCCTGCTTCAAATAGCACTACGGCCCCAGACAGAGTGGCGACTCTGAGAGGCTCCTTGCAGATAATCTTCATGAATTGTCCTTGATAGGAAAAGGCCCCCCGAAGGGGGCCATGAGCTTTACTGAGCGGTATCGAGGCAGATGACTCCAAAGTCTTCTACGCCGCCATTTATGTCACTGTTGTACTTAGGCTTGCGAAGACCGAAGATCTTGCCTACCGAAATACCCAGCTGGTTACCGTAGTCGAAGGTATCTTCTACGATCTCAGGCAGACCAATGTCAGCCATAGCCAGTGCTTGAGCGCCGACAAACAGGGCTCGCGCTCCGTTTACGTCAGCATTTACACCCCACTTATAGCCAGCATCGCCAGCGTTAGCGCCGCCACCAGCACCCGCCGTAGCACCTTCAGTTGAGAAGACGTGACGGAACTCATGGACCATGACGCCGTCTACCATCAGGCTAGAAGAACCAGCAAACAGCTCGTTGTTGGGTCCACGAACACCTGCGTTACGGACGTTAGCCAGGAAGTCTGAGTCAAGCTTCAGATCAGCCATCTGCTGAGGAGTAACAAACAGGTGGAACACCTCTTGGTTACCAGCAGCGCGCATACCGCGGATGAAATTATCCTTGGCGTAAGCCTTCAGATTCACGATGTGCTTGTAACCGATCTTATCGGTAGCTGTGATGGCAGTAGTGTCACCGGCTAAGATGTCATCGCCACTAATACGTCGGTGGCGATTGGTCGTAGGAGCAGAAACGTCTGAAGCAAACTCCAGATCAACGAGCTCATGTCCGGTAGTGCCAGAAGTAGTACGCAGTGCGCCGTTTGTCTTGTTGGTATAAGCCAATCCAGACAAGGTCAAGAACGCCAGCTGGTCCATACGATCAGCCATTGCGTAAGCCAGCATGTCGCGAGAAGTCTCACGGAAGTTAACGATCGTCTTCTGATCGGCAACTCGGCCCGCGATACGGTTTGCGAAACGCAGCTGGTCCAGCTCAATGGTGATGTCATACGCGCGGAGGGCTTCTTCGTTGCCTTCCAGCGTGTTGTCACCAGTGATACCGTCTCCAGTCATGTCAGCGAGCAGCGTCAAGTTAGCCTTGGTGCCTTTCTCTGACTTGGTCAGCTCAGTGATGCGCTGAACCGCAGCGTTCTGGCCAGTGCCAGCGAACTGGTTGATGAAAGAAGCGTTACGAGCAACGCGCCAAAAATCACGGGACCACGCCTGAAGCTGGTCACCCGTGAGTGTTCCAAAGTTAGTGTTAGCCATTTCTTGGCTCCTTTAGTGCATATCCGTATCTCCGTATCGTGGAGCGACGAACTAGCGCTTATTAACGAGGGGCGACCTCGGCTTTTTTAACGCCTGTGCAGGCGAAGACGTTTTTAACGTGACCGACACGATCAGATATCGTTCTGATAGACGAACCTAATATGTATATTAGCGCCGCTAATGACGCAAGGCAATAGCTATCTGTACTTAGCCGTCTTCTTCGCTACCTTTTTAGGCTGACTAGAAAACTGCTTACCTTTCTTCGTATCGGCACGCTTCTTCCGAGTTGTAGCCGCATACTCTTTCTTACTTAACGACTCGCGGGCTTTTTTCGGTAAGTACCGCTCGCCGGTCGCCTTGCTACCCTGCGTGCTGTTTTCCCCGCTTTTGGTGCCCCACTTCTCCTTGGTCCACTTGGACAAGGACTTCTGTGCTTTGGTTTTAGCACCCGAATAACCGCCTCCAGCCTTTTTGTATCTTTGAGTGGCAAG